CTCGTCGGATCGGAGAGACCCCGCTCCAGGGTCTCCAGGGCCTCGCGGTCCTCGACGACCTTGGTCAGCTTGCCGATCTCGCCGCTCCGGTTGTCCTCGCCCATCAGGGCGATGTACTGCGTTTTCTCCTCGTCGGTAAAGTCGCGGTTCTCGCCGTCGGCTTTGTCGACCAGGACGCGCGCCTGGGCGATCTTTGCAGCTCGCTTTTGGCGCCATTCGATGGATGTAATCATTGGTAACTCCTTCAATAGTTGGTTAGAATAGGTCCGCCAGATCCAGCATTCGCCGCCGGGCTGCCATGTGCGCCTGCACCTGGGCCCGGACAGCTTCTACCTCGGGAGCCAGATCACCCTCGCCGCCTGGCAAAGGGGGAAGCTCCGGGGTCTGAGGCTGGACTGGACGAGGCGACATCAAGTCGCCATCGTCCGTGTCGGCGACACGAGTCGTCGACAGTTCGTTCAATTTCGAGCGCACTGCTGCGCTCGTCTGGTCGTAAGCAGGAAATGTGACCGGGCTGACGTCGATCAGCTCGTTGAACGTGACGATCGTGCGCAGCGGCAGGATGTTCTTGTCTTCCGGCTGCAGCCAGCGGTCTTCGTCGACATTGAAAGCAAAGGACGACTGGTGGATGTCACCGCGCTTGACCTTGGCGTACAGGTTCATGGCCTCCTGGTCTTCGGGGTTGATGTCGATGGCATAGTGCAGGCCATCCGGCATATCGCTCAGGCGCAGGCTGCCGTTGGTAGTGCGTCCCAGCACCTGCGTCCAGTCGTGGTTGTTGGCCGCGATCACGTCCGGGTTCTTGGCTAATACTTCTGCAAAGGATCCGGGCAGGATCGTCTCGCGGAATGCTTCTGGCCATCCACTGATCACAGTCTCCTGGTTGTAGACAGTTGCCACCCCTTCGATGACCGGCCGGTTGTCGACCAGCGCCGCCCTCAAATGCACACCCACCGATCGGCGCTCGATGTTCGGGTTGGCGCTCTTGAGCTCGGCCGGCTCCTCGCCGGCGTCTTTCAGGTGCCCGGCGGCGTGGTTGTAGACGCCCTGGCGGTCCGTGTCAGGGATGTCGGCCCCGCCCATCCCACCGTTCAGGATGGCGATGATCGACTGGCAGGCCTTGACGTTGGCTGCCCCGATATCCCCGGAGGCATCGACCTCGTGGTTTGGAAATTTATACGATCCTTTGACCGTGGGGTCGCCCTTCGGGTCCTGCCAGGCATACATCTGGCGGTAGTAGGACTCGGCCTCGCCCTCTTTCAGGCGCTTGACGTTTTCCTCGGCGGACCAGGGCCCGTCGGATGTTTTCGTGTGTTTGATCTTGATTGCAGGCATCTCTAACTCCTTTGTCATCTCCACGCAGCGATCAGACATTCGCAAAACGGGTGAGCTGGAGGGTGACCGACATCTCCAGTGGGTTTCAACGGGCTGGGTGCGCCTTCGGGTTGGTAATTCTCGCCGGCGTTCAGGAAATTGGACGTCACCGAGACTACCTGGCCGTCCAGGGAACTGCAGTAGTCGCACGCTCTGGCATTTGCGATCCAGACCAACTCCAGGAAGCCGGCGGCTATGTAAACCGCCTTGGCGACTGCATTCCCTTCCCGGACAGACTCCTGCGTGGCGATCTCGTTCGAGCGGGTGTCTTCCCAGTCGGAGAGTTCGCTGTCCAGGGTATCTGTGAGATCACCTTCCACGCCGGCGGCCGCCAGTGCATTCGTGATGAGCGTGCGCATCTCGGCTTCCGAGATCCCGGCATGCCGCTGGACGTAGCTGTTGAGATAAGCACGTACGAACTGCTCGAGCTCCGGCGTCCAGCCGTCCGAGCCGACCTCGTCCCCGGCCGCTCCGGCGATCAGTTGCCCGTAGCTGGTCAGCACCGGTGCAAACTGCTTGCGAATGAATTCCTGGTGGCTCTGGTAGAACGCCGCCAGCCAGGCGTCGAACTGCTGCTCGTTGCGTGCTGAGCGTTTCAGGTATTTCCCGGCCGCATCCTTGACGTCGTGGATCTCGCGCCGCAGGCACCGGGCCGCCACATCCTGTATCAAGGGGCGCTGGGTGATCATCAGGCGCCTGCGCATGGCCACCGAGCTCTGCGCCCGTTTCATGCGCAGCTCGTCGCCCAGTTGATCAATGGGCAGTTTTCCCGCAGGGGCATGGGTGTTTGAGCGGTTGCCTTGCGTCGAGTCCACCTGTTCGCCGGAATCGGAGAGCCCGACCGGGGTCATGTTCAGGGGGATCAGGTATTGGTCGCCCTCGACCGCCGGGATCGGGTTCATGTTCTCTTTCTCACGCACGTCATTCCCGGAGAGCCAGCCCCACTGGCGCCCGATGGCATAGGCCGCATAGCGGGAGGCCTGGTCTCCGCGCATCAGGCCTTCGACCAGGATCTCGTTGTAATATTGCACCCGCTCGGCCGGCGTCAGGAGTTGCATGTTGGTGCGCTGTTCGATCTTGACCAGCAGTGGCCGCAGGCAGTCGGTGACATATTCGATCCCCAGTTGCTCGATGTTGTTCAGGGTCGCCCGCACCAGGTGCTGAACTTTATGCGGCGGGATGCGAAAGATGCGGCAGATCTCTTCCAGTCCGAATTGCTTGGTTTGGACAAACTCGGCGTCCGCATTGGGCAACCCGATCTCCGTGACCTTGACCCCCTCCTCGGCCACGGCCACCTTGCTGCGGCGCCCGGCTCCCTGGTAACTGAGGTTCCAACTGGTGATGATATTGTCGAGGGCCTTGTCGGAGAGCTTTTGGGGATATTCCAGAACCACGCCCGGGCGGGCGTCGTTGGCGAAGAACGAGCCGGTGAATTGCTCAGTGGCCATCAGGATGGCGATCGCCTGTTTTGCCAGGGTGATTTTGGAGTAACCCACCAGTCCGTCGAAGCCGAACCCGGGGATGTGCAGGATCTCCTGCTGCAGGAAGGGCTGGTGGGTTCCATCCGCCAGCGTATAGAGATAGCGTTTCGGCTTTCCCGGTTTGGTGTTATCCCGGCTGACCTGCATGCGGTCGGGGCGCAGCGGCCATAACTCCATCACCTGGCCGGCTTTATTGCGGATGATCTGGCTGTAGGAGTTTCCCCACAAGATGATATGGCCGACCATGATCTCGCGGTACTCCATCGAAGTCATTTCGGGATTTGGTTGATCATGAAGAATGGGGAATAGATAGTGATCGGTGGCCAGCTCCCGGCCGCGCTTGAGACGGTGATACTCGAACCAGGGTAGCGAGCCGCAGTCTTCGGTCAGGACCGTGACGCATGCCATCACCACCGGCACTCCGATCGCCGTGTCCGGCGAGACGTTAGCGCCGGTCCAGGCGTTATTGGGGCCGCCTGCGCCCCCTAAGTTCCAGCGGCGCCCGCTTGTCTGGGGCGGCGCTGCCAGGGTCTCAACGCGGGGATTTGCCAGCCGTCGCAGCATTATCGTTTCACTCCCAGGTAGAGCCCCGTACCGCTCAGGAGGGCGCCGTCTGCCGCCAATCCCCAGCCCCATCCCACCGCCAGGCCCAGGCCCAGGAAGATGAACACCAGGCCAAGCAGAAACATGATGTCAATCAGCGTTTCCGCAGGAACGATTGAGGGTTGTGGGGTTTGCGTTAGGTTTTCGGATTCAGGCATGGCACCTTAAATAAAAAAACCGGACAGGCTGCGCAGTCGCAGTCGTCCGGGTGGTAAACCGGTTTCCCTGTGAACCCTATCGGTGGTGGTCAGGATCGTTCCTGGCCATTCAGGTAGGGGTTGTCAAATCAATATAGCACTAATTTTCTAATTATGCAAGCCCGTTGCGGCGGAAACTCGATCACCCACACCCAGGGATTGATATCCCAACCGTATCCGCGTTTGCCGTTGATGGCATTCCATAAGTTTCTGAACTCAATTACTGAATGTCGATCAGGATCCATTCCCTCGGCGACTGCATCAAGCGGTTTTATTTCCTGCAACCTCTCCACCCGAATATTGACAATCTCCAACGTGATCCGACTGGCCCAGCGGGGCATGAAGCGGCTAGATTTCCAAGGTTCTCCATTCATTTCGGGATTGGTAGCCCTATATGCAACACCCTCTCCCTGTGTGCCGTTCCAAGTCTCCTTCACCCACAGTAGGTCGCCAGGTTGACCATAGGGACATTTAATTTCGCGTCCGTGACCATCCTCTAGGCCAGATTTCACAAACGGGGATTGACGAACCCCACTATTTGGTTGCGGTTTTATCACCCGTCTCGTCTGCGTTTTCCTGCCATCTAGGATGGTTTTGACCATCTCGCTTGAAAATAAGATCGGTTGTTCTTTCATTTTCCAGACCTCCTAAAACGTCACTATTCCACGATCCTCATAAACGCTCTTCCCGGTCTCGCCCTGGTTCCGCAGGCCCCGGTCCAGCCCCATCAGCAGCGCCACGATTCCATCGATCTTCTCTTTCGATTTTTTCTTGTCCGGCTTGATGTTGCCGGCCGGGTCCATCAGGGCGATCAGGTTATCGGCCATCCAGGTCAGCACCGGGTTGTTTCCGTGGGCGATCTTGTGCCCCGCCACCAGGCGCTCCAGTTCCTTCATCGGCGGGCTCATACTCTGGTAGCCCTGGCCAAACTGGATCACCTGCAGGTTCATCTTCTCCAGTGTCTGCACCACGCTCGAGGCTCCCCAGCGGTCGAACGGGATCTCCATGATCTGGAATGTCTCGGCGTCTTCCTCCACCTGCTCGAAGATCCAGTCGTAATCAATGACGTTGCCCGGCGTCGCCTCCAGGAAGCCTTCATCTCGCCAGGTATCGTAAGGAACTCCGTCGTTCTTGCAGCGCTCGAGCAGGTTGTCCTCCGGGATCCAGAACCGGCAGATCACCGACCAGGGCTCGCCGTCCACCAGCGG